TATTAATTGGATGTTAAGAACAATGCTACGTTCTTTTTTTGGTGTTAGTACGTACAGGTACGGAATTGGGAGACCTAAGTCGGATATTGATCCTTTTGTTGCGGATGCTTTATATGATTTTTCTCCTAGCTTGTATGGAAAACTCGAACCTTGGACTAAAGTTGGAGCTAATGTCTATGAAGTCATTGATGGATTTCATGAAATTGCTGAAATGGATCGTAACATGCGTATCAAGTTGATCCCTGGAACAAGCGTCTTGTATGAGCAAGCTTATAAAGATGTTTACTGTAGTTTGAAGAAATACAAAGCTGAACCTTTAACTCTTGAGCAAGCGATGTTAAAGTTACATTTGGATACTTCTGCTGGATATTCGTTTCCTGGGAAAAAGAAAGGTGATGTGCTGGATAAGATTTTTGTTAATGCGCGAAATTGGATCGCCAATGTGAAAGATGGTGTTAAAGTAAAACCTGTACCTTGCATTGCTGGAACTCGTGGTCATTTGCATTTACGATGGGAGAAGAAGCGACGCTTCATCTATGCGTATCCTGCAGAAATGGCTGTGATTGAGCAAATGTTTGTTGCACCGATTTACGAAAAGATGAAGACTGATGAAAATTGTCCCTTATACTTTGGAAAGAATGTGATTGCTAGATTAGCAAGAGATTCACAGAAAGAGTTTATGAAAGGATCGTATTCTATGGCCATTGACTTTTCTCGATTTGACACATCCGTAATTATGGAGATGATAAATGAAGCTTTTGACATTGTTGAAGAATTGATTGATTTTGATCACTTTCAAGGAAAGAAGACTTCCCCTTCTCAATCTGCTCGATGGAGGCGTGTTTTTGAGAACATTCGAGAGTATTTTATACACACACCCGTGTTGTTACCAAATGGTGAATTGATTTGGATTGATGGAGCTGTACCCTCAGGCAGTGGTTTCACTCAATTAATTGATTCTATCGTGGTGATGATAGCTGGAAGATATGTCGCATCTGTCCAAGGGAGTAATGTTTTAGATGCTCGATCATTAGGTGATGATTTACGAATTGTTCTTGCAGGAAAGCCGAACGTTGAAAAATGGACCTGGGTTTTGA